ACGCAGAATCTTGAGATTGAAAGGCTCCCATCCACGCGCTGCCAACTGCTCTTCGCTCATCTTGCCTGTATAGTACTCCCACTTGTCACGAGTAACCACAGCCACCTCGTTTTCGTACTTGGCAAACATGAGGCGTTCTTCCAACAGGAAGTTCATGTACTTGTTGTGGAGTTGTGGAATGCGTAGCGATTCGGTGTCTAGTGCCGAATCGTCAATACGGGTGTCCCGCTCCAACTCTTTGCGAATGTCGTCTAGGGTCATAAACAAATCTCCGTTTGAGGAGTATACACGAGATTCTATGGAAGTCAAGCGGTCGTACTTGTCCACTCAAATAAAAATATTAGAGAGTCTCTATTTCGTAACTGCGGTATTTGAAAGTGCAGTTTGCAATAAACGGCTCTGGATCAACCACCGCAGAGTTAAAGTCTATAGCCGATAGACTGCGTGGATAGATGTCGTTGAATGTCACATTCAATTTGGGATTCTTCTTGGAATTCAAAATAATCAGATTGGCTGTGGCTACATGGGTGTTCACGGGGCGGAACTCGTCGTAGTTTTCCACATTGGTCACAGACCGCATCCAATTGTACAGTTCAAGCCAATTACCCATAGCCTCGTCCACCACAAAACCAATGGTTAGTTCGTCAAAGTCTAATTTGGACGGTCTGGATATTTGAACAAACGGCGTGGGCATAATCACTTCACTCATGGTGATAGTGGGCAACGACACGCTTTGACAAAAATACGATACCTTGGGAAGCCGACTAACAGTAAACCGATAGTAGGTCGGCAGCAGCGGATTCATGTATTGAGGGTATCTGTCTAGAATCCCCTCTTCAATATCTGTAAAATTGTAGGGTATTGACATGTGTAAGTATTTAGACACCAAAAGAAAAGGGGGAGAGGTTTGAGCCTCTCCCCCAAGTCTTCAGGTTACTGTGACTATTACGACGCTACGCCGTGTAGGTTATCTACGCGGAAGATGCGGTAGTAACGGTTGGTGCGGGCGGTGAGTGCGCCGCTACCAACATCTGTGCCTTCAGCGAAGGGGTTCGCAACCATGCCGTAGCGGGTCTTGAACGCGATCTTGGGCTGGAAGGAGTTAGTATCAACGGCGCGCATCATCTGTAGCGGGACATAGGGGCAGTAGAAGATACCAGCGTCGTATGGGCTGGTTCCCTTGTATCCTACACAGACAAAGTTAGAACCGCTAGTGGCAGCGGTGTCGATGTACGGATCAATGTACACCTTGACCTTGCCGTTTAGAGTACCAGCAAAGGTGTTGCCGGTATCGTCCACATCAAGGCTGACATTCAGCGCGGGGCTGATGTTCAGGAATCCACCCATTGCGAGGGCTGAAGCAACATCTGCCGAGCAGATGATGAAGTTGCCCTTACCGCGACGGGTATCCTTTGCGATCTGGTTGCACTCGCGCTCAATCTGGAACATTAGACCACGGAACTTTTCCGCGCTCCAACGACCGTCAGAGTCTTGAATGAGATCGTATACGCCACCTACTGCGGCTGAACCACTCAAACCACCTTGAACAGTCTTGTAGTACAGATCGCCCTGCTGTGCTCCGAGTCTTGCGCTACGATAAACGGTACGAACCACTTCGCGGTTGATTTCAGACAGAATTTCTGTGCTGAGAATGTTGGCGAGTTCGGTTTCAGCGTCTAGACCGTGAACAGCCTTAAGGTCTTGAGCCAATTCCACCGAGTACGAAGCAGCAAGAGCACGAGTACGGGCTTCTACGGCTACGCGCTCAATGGTGAATGCCATCTGAGCAGGACTCAAACCTTCGCCAGCAGAGGTGTTGAAACCTGAACCGCTAGTCATGCCAACACCGCTAGCAGCGGCGGGATTATTAAGTCCAGGCAAACCAAGAAACGGATCAACAAAGAAAGAAGCGAATGTTGAACCTGCGGCAGTTCGACCGACACTACCAGCGTTGGAGTTGTTAGAAGTAACGCCCGAGAACGCAACCTGTGGTTCGTTGAACATGGCTTCTGCACCAAGAGCACCACCGTCAGTAGTGGTGGCGTACTTGGTACGCATTGCAAAGATCAAGCCTGTCGGAGCCGACATAGCCTGAACGCCGCAGATGTCGTATGCCATTAGGTTGGGCATAGCGCGACGAACCAACTGGATTAGAATTGGATCGTAGCCCTGAATTTGAGCGGACGAATCGCCCGCGCCACCCACAACGCCGGTTCCACTCATGTTGCTGGTTGGGCCTTCGGTTAGCATCTGCTGCTTGATTGCCTTCTCCTGATTCTCTAGGAGGGTGGCAGTTACGGCGCGACGATGGGGATCTGCAATTGCAGCCATGTCGGCGTGGTCTAGAACAGGCTTCCACTTGCGGAGAGCGTGTTCGGTTAGCATCTTGTCTTCCATGATAGTGACTCCTTTGGTTGTTTAACAGTCGGAATTGACTGGAAAGTGTGAATTGAAAAAGTGAAATTTAGTCCTTGCTCTTGCTCATGGACTTGAGGTAAGCCTCCATGAGCGGAGAAGATTCAGAACCTTCCTCGTAGGACTCTTCTAGAGTCTCTTCTTCGGCAGATTCGGTGGCGGTGCTACCAATGTTCTCAATGTTCTCGCGGAGAACAGAGAGTTTTTCGGCAAACTGCTCTACGGACTCAAACTCAACGCTCTCGGCTAGATCGCGTAGTTTTTGAATCTCGGTGTCGGTTAGTCCTTCAGCCATTTCGCGGAACAGGAGTTCGCAACGGAGTTGTTCGCACTCTTCGTTGATCTCCATGTTCTTGGCAACCTGACCGTCTAGTTCGCTCTTGAGGCTCTCGTAGTCCTCAACAGTGGACTCAAACAGATCAAGTTTCTCTTCGGGAATTTCAATGTACGACTCGGCAAACACGCCCTTGAGACGCTCAATGAATCCTTCGGTGATCTCGGTGCGAAGACCGTTGCTGACAGCCAGACGGTTCTCCTGCATCCACTCTTCCACCACATAGTTGAGGTACTCATCAATACGCTCAACCATTTCTTCGGTGACGGCGAGAGTGTGCTCTTCTAGTAGAGTCTCGTACTTGGCTTGAATCTCTTCCTCAATCTCGTCAACGCGAGACGCAAGGTGAGCCTCAAACAAGGTAGCGGCTTCGGTCTTGAACTCTTCGGTTAGTTCCTTGCCAGCGAACAAGGTTTCAATGCTCTCCTTCATGGAGGGCTTCTCTACCTTGCCGTTGGCATCGCTCTTCTTAGCCTTGATGGTAGCCATGTTCTTGCCAGCGTTTGCGTTGTGCGGCTCTGGAATCTTTGCACCCTTCTTGTTAGCATCGTGACTAATGTCGGTAGATGCGTAGTCAGAAGCGGCTTCCTTGACTTCCTTCTTCTTGAAAGAGAACTTCTTCATGGGCTTGTCTTCCTCATCAGCGTCTTCTTCGTCTTCGTCTTCAGACTCTTCGTCCTCTGACTCGTCTTCATCTTCTTCCTTGGCTTCTTCTAGTTCGCCTTCGTACTCTTCCTCCACAACCTCTTCCTCCACAACCTCTTCCTCCACAACCTCGTCCTCACCCTCTTGGGCTTCGGTGGGTTCTTCGGTGGGTTCGGGGTTTTCCGCAAGGAAACCTTCGCCTAGAATTACCTTCTTGATGACATCTTCAATGTTTTCGTTAGCCATGACTGGAGTTCTCCTTTAGAATATGTAGACGCTTCAGAGTTTTGAGATAAAGTCTTTGAACAGGTGGATTGCTTGCTCTTCCAAGCGACGAGATGAGGTTTTTTTGATGATCTTTTTGTAGTTTTCAATCACTACAGGCTTGAGAACCCCATTGTCCCAAATCCATTCCTTGCCTTCCATGATACCGTTAACAAACGCATTGGGTGCGGAGGGATCAGCCACCACATCCACTGCTGCAAGCATGAAGTCCTCTTGCACCACATTGACTCCATCCTGTTCCTTGAGACTGCCCATGCCACGAGAAGAAACGCCTAGTTTGGCTCCTTCGTCAATCAGATTCTTTACAATCTTGCCATAGGGGGTGTCCATGATCTTGGCTTCACCAATAATCTGCTTGCCGTCCACGGACAGATTCTTGATGATGTGAGACACGCGCTCCAGGTTTACGGTTGGGCCTTCGGGATGCCCAAGTTCACCCATTGCACGGTTCTGCTTCACATACTCGTTGTTGTAGCGTCCAATTTCCTGCTCCATGATTGCACCGGGATACACGCGACCGTTACGGTTCTTGGTATCCGATTCCATGAATACACCCTTAATGAAATAATTCTTCTGACCGTTCTTTTCTTCGGTCAAGACTTGAATTTCACTCTGGGTTGTTTCGGTGATTAGTTTCATTAGTTGCCTTCAGCCTCTTCGTACATGGACGGCTTTTCGCTCTTGGTCTTCTTCTTCTTGGTTTCTTTCTTGTCTTCGCCGTCTTCGCCATCGCTGTACATGCCCATCTTCTTGTCTTCATTAAACACGGCTTCAGCCACGGCTACACGCTGCTCGTCTAGCAGGAGGGAAGCCTTGGCGTACAGGGCATTGAATACATGCTCCTTGGCATCGGCGTAGTTCTTTTCCAGTAGGGCTTTTGCGATCTTTTTGTTGTTGTCCATTGGTTCTCCTTGTCAGACCTTATTTATTTAGTATCCGCTATATTTCTCGTAAAATAGTGGAGTTTAAAGCATCATTCCTTGGGGTTGCCAAACTCGTCTTCTTCATCGTCTCCCCCGACTATTTCACCAATTGTCACATTGGGAGCAGAGGGGGCTTGGGTTGTGTCTCCACCCATAGCAGCCTCGGGAGGTGCGCCTTCGGCTCCAGCGGGGGTCATCTGCCCTTCGGGGGGTAGAATCTTGCCCTCTGCCATTTCACTCTTGATAGCGTTGTCAATCTCCTCAATGTCTTCCGCAGTCTGCTTTAAAATATGCCGACGCACAAAATCGCGGGAGTAGTACTTGCCCACAAAGTCTTCGGCATCCCGTGCGCTCTGTAGACGATCCTTGAGCACTTCGCTTTCCTTGAGTTCGCTGAAGTGGGAGTCCATGTTGAACTTGAACGCAATCTTGGGTTCAATGTCCCCCCACTCGTCTTCACGAATAACTCCCTTGAGAACCAGTTGTACGCGCAGCAGGTTCAAGAATACTTCAGAGAACTTCATGCGAAGTCGTTCCACAAACTTGAAGAACTTTACTTCATCACGGCTAATTTCAGACGCACGACCAATATTAAAGCCTGTGTTTTCTTCTAGACGGGAAGTAGGCACATTAAGCGACTGGAACAGTTTCTTCTGGAAGTACTTGACATCTTCCATTTCACCAAGATTCTGACCGCCCTGTAGAGTGCTGACTTCTGTGCCCTTGCCGCCTTCACGACGAGGCATCCAAAAGTCTTCCAACATGGACAGGTGCTTGCGGCTATCAGTCATTTCTCCTGTAGCGGGATCGTACATGAGTTTGCTGCGATACCGCTGCATAAGCCCGCGCACATACTCTTCAGCCTTTTGCTTGGGTAGATTACCCACATCCACATAGAAAATACGGCGTTCAGGAGCGCGAGCCAAACGATAGATTACCACTGCGTCTTCAATCATACGCAACTGGTTGAGTGACTTGATTGCCTTGTGCAGATAACCTAATATTTTCTTGCGTCGTGAGTCAAACAATCCGCTGTGGACAAAGCAGATAGCGTCAGGATTAATCTTGAGTCCGTCCAAGGTCATGCTAGTGGAAGCCTGATCCTGTTCAGCGTAGATGTAGAACTCTTCAATTTCTGACACCAGTGAAACACTCATGGGGCTATTTCCCATATTTCCACTGCCGGTGGTTGCGTTGAGTGGCTTCTTCTTTACTCTGCGAACCTTGCGAATTTTCACAGGATCAATAGGACGCAGTTCAAGAATACCCTTCTTGCGGTTCTTCTCGTCAATAATAATGTGGTAATACAGGCGGCTTTCCACATACCACTTGCGGAACACTTCGTAACCACGACGAGTAAAGTCCAGCAGATTCAGCACCTCGTGGAACTCGTCCTCAATCTTGTCTTTGATGGCTTTGGACTGCTTGACCGAAGACACATCAATCTTGACTGCATCCAGTGTGTCGTTGTATACAATGCTCTCGTTGCAAATATCTGCAATGGCACTTTCACATTCAGGGTGTAGTGCCATCTCGCGGTACTTGTAGATGAGTTCAATGTCTGACTTTACTGAACCGTCAAAGTCAACATACGCTCCGAAATATCCACCCACTTCAACAGGGGTTGCACCGTCATCGTAATCAGGAGGGACAAAAGAAACCGGCTTCTTGAGGAGTTCCTCAGCAGAAGCCGGTTCTTTACCGTCCTTTTTTCCGATACTAAAACCGAACAGGTTGATTGCCATAATGTAATTACCTTTTTAAAAAGGATTAGAAGCCAATACCGATGTTGATGCCCAAGTTCTGTAGTAGTCCGTTCAGGTTGATGCCTACGCCGCTGCCAACCGCAGGAACCGCAGCACCCGGAGCAGCCTCCCACCACGAGTAGTTCAGAGTCACAGGGAATTCAGCGATAGAGTCGTTGTTCTCGTAGGACAGGTCAATGGTTCCTACTTCCGCAGGGAAGCAGCCAACAAAACTGTAACTACGCAGCGGCTCACCGTCACGATGGAGTTGAGTCACCGACCAAGTAGGCATGAACTCCATGAAGTTACGGGGAGCAACATTGGAGGTGTGCGAGTTAAAGATTGCACTCCAGTTCTCAAATGCCGAGCGTAGAGCAAGGTTGGCATCAGAGATAATGGTGAGCGACCAGTCTTGGAAGGTACGGTCGCCGGGTAGTTTGATGCGGCGACCACGATACGGAACCTCAATGGTTCCTAGTGACGAAGCAGGAATCTGAGCAGCCTTGCACAAAAACGAGATGGCTCGGTTATTTGAGTATCCCGGAATTGTGCCGTTGACCACGAACAGGTTTGTGCGTACACCACCGCCTGCAAAGGCGTTCACAAATCCTGAAATGTTATTGCTTGGATCTACTGGCATTTATTTGCTCCTTTTGTTATCCGTAGTATCTATACGATCAGCCGCCAACTTCTGTGAAGTTTACGCCAGTCTTGGTGGCGACAAAGTTCAACTGGATGAAGTTGATGCTGCGGGTTGGCTTCACGAAGATATCGGCTACAAACTCGTTGCGGTCGATTACTTCGCCTGTGTTGTTGGTGTCATCGCACACCACCTTGAAGTCGGTGATGCCACGACGCTGTTGCACGGTCTTGAGGAAGGGAACCACC